GGCGGCACTCAAGGTATGTCAGGAGCTTACATTAGAAGTATGATTCCTGAAGAATTATGTGAAGAAATATTAACAGCAATATGAAAGAAGCTACTTTATTACAAATGAAAAAAAAGATTGAGGACTTAGAAAAAAAAGTTCACCTTCTTTATCACCTACCAATAATTAAAAAAGACATTAACGATATTATAAAAGAGAATGCAAAAGCTGAATCTAAACCCAAAGTATCAAAGTCTGTTTCAGACAAAGGATAGATACGTTGTAATAACTGGTGGTAGAGGATCAGGTAAATCATTCGCTGTAACGGTATTTTTAGCACTTCTAACGTACGAAAAGGACAACAGGGTACTCTTTACTAGGTACACAATGACTTCTGCTTCTATGTCGATTATTCCTGAGTTTGTAGAAAAACTGAATTTAATGGGGGTGATAGAAAACTTTGAGGTCACCAAATATGAAATCAAAAATAAAGTAACTGGTTCTTCTATATATTTTAGTGGTATCAAAACTGCAAGTGGAGATCAGACTGCTAAACTAAAATCTATAAGTGGTGTAAATACTTTTGTGCTTGATGAAGCAGAAGAGCTTATGGAAGAAGACAACTTTGATAAAATAGATTATAGTATTAGATCCAAAATGTCTAGCAATAGAGTTTTACTTATATTAAATCCGACTACAAAAGAGCATTGGGTGTATCAGAGATTCTTTCAAAACAGAGGTATTGCTGATGGATTCAATGGATCTAAAAATGGTGTTACTTATATTCACACTACTTATTTGGATAACGAAGAACATTTATCTGAGTCTTTTGTTAAGCAAGTAGAAGAAATGAAAGTAAGAAGACCACAGAAATATGAGCATCAGATAATGGGTGGTTGGTTACAGAAAGCTGAAGGAGTTGTATTTGAAGATTGGCAGATTGGACAATTCAATAGTGAGATACCTATTAGTTGTTTCGGATTAGATATCGGATTCGCTAGAGATGAGTCTGTGCTTACAGAAGTTGCAGTAGATAAACTTAGAAAGATTATTTGGGTTAAGGAACACTTTTACAAAAAAGGGTTAGTTACTTCAAATATATATGACTTATGTTTAAGATATGCAGGAAAGAGGCTTATTGTTGTAGACTCCAGCGAACCTCGATTGATTGCCGAGCTGAATTCAAGAGGGTTGAATTGCACTGCCACTGTCAAGAAGAAGGGCAGTATTGTAACAGGTATTGCTTTGATGCAGGATTACAACATCAACTTGGATGGAGAAAACCTTGTCAAAGAATTCAACAACTATGTTTGGGATATCAGGGGTGTCAAGCCGAGAGATGCTTACAATCACGGTGTCGATGCGATGAGGTATGCTGTTGAGTATTTACTTCTGCGTAGCAATCCAAAAGGTACTTATGTTATTCGGTGAATTCAATAGGTCTATGAATTTAATAGCTTGTGAATTCAATACCTGTGAATTCAATAGTATCAATTCAATAGGTAAAAATTTGTATATATGAATTTAATACCTATCTTTGGATCTACTTCAATTATGTTATTTCATAATTTGATTTGGTTATTATAATTAGTTAACAAGAAACCCTTTGATACTTTCAGAGGGTTTTTTAATTTCTGCAAAGCTATAAAAAAATAATTAAAATAATATTTGGCAGTTGCAAAATAATTATTAGATTTGTACTATTAACTAATTAAATAATAAAATTATGAAAGAACTAAATCCAATAGAAAAAGGTGTACTTACAGAAGTATTACAAGATGCTTGTAGTAGTGATGATTTTAATGTATACAGAGAAATAATAGAAAATATAACTAACAAATTAAATTTAGAATTATGAATCATATGGTAGATAGTGACCCTAATTGGCTAGATGACCTTTACAAATACGATAACGTAACTTTCTTATCAGATTGTTGTGGTGCTTATCCAATTGGAGAAGTAGAAATAGTAGATGATATCGCAACTGGTCGTTGTTCAAAATGTAAAGATGGCACTGGCTTTCACGATGAAAAAGACAATAAATATTACTAATTAAAATAAATAACTATGATTAAAATAGGTACAAAGGTGATAATTGTTGATAATTACAACGAACACCTCAACTATAAAAAAGGAAAGATAACAACAATAACTGGACACGATGATTATGGAAATTACATTTTAGATAATAGATGGTGTTGTTCAGAAGCAGAAATAGAATTAAAATAAATAACTATGAAAACAAATATATTTGATTTCTCAAATCTACCTCCTGAAGTAAGGAAGAAATTAGAGAATAAACTTAAAAAAGAATTTGATAAGAAAAACCTTTTTAAACTTAAATGATGAAACAAGATAAATTTATATGGCTACGATTCAAAGCAAAGGATCTTAGTAAACTTAAGAAAGATTCAAAAGTTAGAAAGGTAGTCGAAGAAATGAACGGAAACATATTCAAAGTTAAAGTGTGAATGTGAATTTAATAGGGGTGTGAATTTAATACCCCTATGAATTTAATACCCCTCTATGAATTCAATAGGGGGTTTTTTTTGTGCCATAATTCAAAAAGTACTTTTTTAGCTTAATTAATATTTTATTGGCTTTTATTTTGTCATATGGAATATTTGTTTTAAGTTTGTATCAACTAATTAAAATAATAACTAACTAAAAATTATAATTATGAAAATGACATTAAACGAAATAAACACAATAATCAATTTATTAATTCCTTTTTTTGGTCTTATGGGCTTAGTCGTTATGACTTTATTTATTAAACCATTTATAAAGACATTAAAAGGGATATTTTAAATTAATTACTAACTAAATATATATAACTATGAAATTAAATATAGAAACAAAAGCAAAATTATCTAAATCATACAAGTTCAGGCTTGTAGAAAAAGCCGTTAAAACTGGTTTTATTTTTGGTGCTGGTTTTATCAAAAAAGATGGGTCAATAAGAACTGGTAAATTTCGCGGAGGTGTAAAGATTGGTGTAAAGGGTACAGGTCCGAAACATAATCCAGAAAAGCACGGACATTTTAAGGTTTTTGATATGACAATAAAAGACTTTAGAAAAATCAATTCAAATACTTTATTTTACATTAAATTCTTTGATGTTGACACAGGAAATAATAAGACTATAAATATTATATAATATGTTTACACTTTCAACACGTAAAGCGATAATTAACGAATATTTACGCATTCAATATTTGCTAAATAATAACCAGGTCAAATTCTTATCGGATTTGACCAAATACAAATATTCAAATAATGGTTTTCACCCATACAGGGAATATATAAAACAAATTATAAATTATTATATAAGCTTTGATAAGATGGACAAAAAAACCGCTTATATTAAATTAAATTCCATTACAGGAATTGAAACAAATAATAAACAAATAATATATTAAATTATGAACTTATTAACTCAAAACAGTAAATTAAAAAAGACATCTACACATTTTAACGAAAGAGTCTTTAATTTCTCAATCCCTGCATATAAAAGTAAAACAGGTAAAACGGTTTGTCCTTTTGCTAGTGATTGCGTTAAGTATTGTTATGCTCAAAAAGGCAATTATACTAGATTTCCAAAAATTGGGCAATTAATGGAGCAAAGGTATGAAATAAGTAAGACTATTTCTTTTATTCCTCTTATGATAGCTGAAATAAAAAAGAAAAAAGCTACTTATATACGTATACACGATAGCGGGGATTTTTACAGCCCTAAGTATTTAAACAAATGGCTTGAAATTGCTAAAGCTTGTAAAGATGTCAAGTTTTATGCTTACACTAAATCACACAATTTTTTTAGATCTATTGAACTACCTCAAAATTTTGATATTATATTTTCTGAGGGTTCAAAATTAGATAATCAACTTGACAAAGCTAACGAAAGACACGCAAGCATATTTAATAGCTTAGACGAACTTAAAAACGCTGGTTATATAAACGCTAGTGATTTTGATTTGTACGCTACTAAATGGCATAATAAAACTAATAATGTTGGTTTAGTATATCACTAATAAATTAATCTTTAAATAAATTAAATTAATCTTTTAGCCCTCTTTTTGAGGGCTTTTTTTATGGGTTTGTTTTTGTAAGTTGTTGAATATCAATAAAAGACATATTAATTTTATATCAAATAGGGCGAATTTTACGCCTCAGATAACGCCTAATGCAATTAAAATTTATTTTCATACCATAACCCCAGCCCAAAATTTGCGTTCCTTAGAAACGATTTTTTTATTATGCGTGAATAGTATTTATTTGACCCACTCTCCCTGTAAACAACAAGCCGCACTAAAATAACCACGACTCCACACAGATAACATTCTCCAACTGACAACCAACTTACTTATATTTGCTTTGTGAAAAGATATTTATACATATACACAACTAGAGATAAAGATGCCAAAGAGTTTTGGAAAGTTGGTATAACAGATAATCCAAAGAACAGACATACTCAAGTAACAAAAAATATGGAATTAGCTGTAAATGAAACTTATGTTAAGGAACATAGATTTTCTAATCAAGTTGAATCTATAATAAAATCCAGTAACAAACAAAACTTGGCAACAAAGTATAGAGACTGTATGGGTATAAAGTCTTTTGACAGTAAAACGGAATGGTTTAAGGGTGGTTCAGAGAAAGTCAGAAGCATTATAAATACAGCTAAGAAAATAGAGGATTTATTTAAAGTACAAGAAGAGATAAGTATTAAGTTAAATTCTAATATAGATAAAATGAAAGATGAAATAGAACCACACATTTGTACTACTTGGTGTTGGGAAAATGGCATAAAGATGTATCCAGTGCCAACACACAATAAAGAGATGTACATTGAAATAGTAAACAATGGAACGATAATCAGATCACCCCAAACGTATACATCAAAAACAATTTACGATAAAATCCGAGAACTGTATTGTCATTATTACACCACGAATAATTAAATATTCCAACTGTCCTAATGGCACATATATATATAATTATAAGTATACATAAGTAAGTATATTTTTTATTTTATGTATAAGTATGTATCAGTATAATATTGTACATAAAACATAATATTCTGTATAATACATATAATTATTTATTGATATGCCACTGAGTCATTTGTCTTGGTGCGATACACAAAATAGAAACAAAGTTATTATAATATGATAAAAGAAAAAGTAAAGATTGTTGTACCAAACTCACTAGCTGAGATTACACTTGGACAATATCAAAACTATCTAAAAGACATAGATAAACTAAATCCTGAAAAAAATGCTAAGCTTATAAATAAAAAGCTAATTGAACATTTCTGTGGTATAGAAGAGAAAATGGTTGACAAGGTTGCTTACAAAGATGTAATAAAAGTAGTAAATGTTATTTCAGGTGCTTTTGACAAAGATTATGAATTGGTGCAATTATTTAAATTACTAGATGTGCAAATGGGATTCATACCAAAATTAGATGATATGAGTTTAGGTGAATATGTAGATACAGAAAACTTTCTTGGTGATTGG